TATAATCACCTCCCTTCTAAGGTGATTATAACAAATTAAAAAGAAACGAGGGGCAGCAAATGACAGATATGGAAATTTTGTATAACGCTTACCGTGATAGCGGGTTGCAGACCAACGAGGAAATAGAAAATTTACTCGGATGGCCGAACGGTAAGATTAGGACCATGAAAGCTCGGCTAAAGGCGAGGGGTCTTATCGACTATGAATTCGGTAAGCCTGTTACGATTTTAAAGCCGTATCGAGAAGATGTGGAAAAGCCAGAAAGCTTCAAAGCAGCTATATATCGAGAGATGCTAGAAGTTTATATGGATGATTTCCGTAATCAAGATACTTTTAAAGATCGTTTACGAGTAGGCCAAGAAATCAGAATGATTTTGAAGGCTATATGAAAAGGAGGGGCAGTGCACATGATTAGAAAAGTGATTTCGGTAGCTCAAATGTCGACCGTGCTCGGTGTTAGTCTAACAGCTATCCGAGAGGGAATCGCAAGAGATCGATTTCCATTTGCCTATGCCTGGCAGTCGCCAGGTAAGAAATCCCGTAGCTTTGTCATCGATAAAGAGGGGTTTAGGACGTTCCTTGTCCATTCATTAGGCTGGGATGTGAAAGTAGTTGATGCGGAGTTTAAATCCGCAGGAATTCATTAGGAGGAATTAATCATGAAATGGGGTAATACATCTTACCATTATACAATTTCCGTAATTAAAGGAATCGTAGGTGGTTTCCAGTATAGTCTCGACAGAAAATGTAATACAAAACGATGGGCGCTGATGGAGCTTGAAGAGTTAGGTACCTCGAATTGGGGATTCTCTAACTTAAAAACGCAATTAATCGACAACGCCATTCGGAAGGCCATCAACTATGTTAAAAGTACCGACATGTCAAACTGTCAGGTATCGACTGTGTATCATTCTGGATTTAGGCACGATCCTGGTTATTTTAAAGGTTTAAAGGAGATGTAAATCATGAACTGGATTGACGTGGGGATGCACTTGAGTTTAGCTGCAGCAGCAGTGGCATCTATTTTATCAATGATGATGTTATAAAGGAGATCAAATTATGGGCTATATGTTAATTGGTACTTTTTTGGTCGCAGGCTCTATGGGGGCCTTAGAAGTAGACCAAATCGGTTGGGAACAGTTTATATTGCAATCTTTAATCGGATTCGTTATATCCCTATACGGCTTTTATAAAGATAAAGCCGAAATGGATGTTGAAGAGCAGGAAGATGTCACGTACATCCCAAGGGTGAGAACTCACGGTGATTATTGTAAAAACCCTTATTACAACTAAAGGAGACCGAAAATGACAAAACCATATATCAGTAAACAAAAGGTAAGGGACTTCGTATCTCGTGTCAGTTCTGATAAAACCGATGCAATTGAAGAAGAATACGAAGCTCTATTAACTAAAGAAATTAAATCACTAGTTTCCTTTAAACGTTTAGAAGATGCTCTATCCGAAGCACGGAAAGCAGCTATGGAAATTAGGCAAGCGGGATTTGGCGGTAGTGTTTTGGCTAATATTCCGACTTCGGATTTTTTAATTGATCGCATGATTAGTCGGGGTAAAAGTTTCTATCATGAACCACCAAAAGCAGGGGCTGCCATTTGTAAGCTCTTAAAGCCGTTCGTGGAACAACTAACAAAAGTACGTAAAGCTAGACAAGGTGCTTACAAAATTATTGATGAAGCTCAAACAGGACGTGCTGCTGCGGATGCGTTAAAAGAAGCAGGCTTAGATTATTACACATGGGAAGCTAGAAAGCCTGAGAGGGTGCTTGATTTAAGCGCTTTGAAAGGTGGTGATTAAATTGCGAGACTGTAACAAATGCCCAAAGAAAGATTATTGCATTCCTGATGAATGCGAGGATTTGGGCATGAAAAATGAGCCTGATGATGCGGCAACATCAACAAGCTCAAATTAGAAATATATCCACTTAAAGTATACCACAGAAAGGACATCTTATGGAATTCCTATTAGTTACTTACGATACCAGTGATTATTACTGGCAAAATAATACACCTGTACATAGTCCAGATGAATTTTGGTTTAGATATTACGAATCCGATACAAACGTTCCAATCGATAACATTGGTGTTGGTGATTGGGTTGTTGTTAAATCAAGAAACGGCTTAGGCGTTGCTCGTGTTTTGAAAAAGGCAAAAGACCTTGATACTGTTCGGATGCAAGGTTTCAAAGGGAACGTAGTCAAACAGGTCATTGCAGTTATTGATACCTCTAAATGCGATAAACGTGAAAGCGATCGAGCTAAGTTGGAGGACATTGAAAAGAAACTCGAGCAAAAGGCTAAGAACGCTGAGCGCTTGACTATGTATCGATTACTTGCAAAAGATAATCCAGAATTCTCGGCATTACTTACTGAGTATGAATCTGTGAAGGCGTCTGTCGATGAATTATAACGCTTTCATCAACTCCAAGTCTAAAATGTCAGAATCTCATGGATTTGTTATTGACGCAGGTATGTTAAACAAACATTTATTTGACTTCCAACGCGATATCGTTAAATGGGCTTTGGCAAAAGGTAAAGCTGCCATATTCGCAAATTGTGGATTAGGTAAAACTTTAATGCAGCTGTCCTGGGCGTATGAGATTTATCTACATACAGGTGGATCCGTACTCATATTAGCACCATTAGCGGTGGCCGCTCAAACGCAGTCTGAGGGTGAACGTTTCGATATTCCTGTGACTATATGCGAATCTGATGATGATATTGTGCCAGGCGTTAATATTACGAATTATGAGAAATTGGGACGATTCAATACCGATAATTTGATAGGTGTCGTGCTTGATGAATCAAGTATCCTAAAGTCATTTACTGGTAAAGTACGTACGGATTTAATAAATCGATTCAGTAATACACCATATCGTTTGGCATGTACGGCAACACCTGCACCGAATGACTATATGGAGCTTGGCAATCATGCAGAGTTCCTTGGCATTATGAGCCGTAATGAGATGTTATCTATGTATTTCACGCACGATGGTAGTGATACCGCTAAATGGCGATTAAAAGGTCATGCAGAAAATACCTTTTGGGAATGGATGGCGTCATGGGCAGTCGTGCTAGATAACCCGGCATCCCTGGGTTATGAAGATGATGGCTATGAATTGCCTGAGTTACACGTACATGAAATTGTTGTTGATAAAACAGGTGAGGATGTCCCGGCTTTATCATTGCTGGAACGTCGAAGGGCTCGCAAAGCATCTCTTGAATCAAGATGTAGAGCAGCAGCTGATTTAGTCAATGCATCTAATGAGCAATGGCTAGTGTGGTGCGACCTTAACGATGAATCGACTACTCTAAAAGAAATGATTGATCTAGCAGAGGACGTTAAAGGTAGTGATAAGGCAACTCGAAAGCAGGGCATGATGTTAGGTTTTGGTTCTGGATTCTTAAAATGCTTGGTAACAAAACCAAGTATCGCCGGATTCGGAATGAACTGGCAAAACTGCCACAATATGATATTTGTTGGGTTATCCGATAGTTATGAACAGTATTATCAAGCACTTCGCCGATGCTGGCGATTTGGCCAGAAGCATGAGGTGAACGCCTATATCGTAATTTCCGAAAAGGAAGGCGCGGTTAAAGCGAATATCGAACGTAAGGAAGCGGATGCTATAAAAATGAGGGACGCTATGATTGCGCTTACTCGTGACGCTGTTCGTACTGAATTATCTAAAACTAGACGGGAATCAACGGAATACAATCCGTGTGTGCCGATGGTGTTACCTAACTGGGCAGAAATGAGGGCTGTTATATGACTAAAATTTACGTAAGCCATCCATTCGGAGGATTGGCTAAAAATAAAAAGAATGCTGACTCTGTATTAAAGTGGCTGCAGGACGATATGGGCGTATTTCCAATAAAAGAACCTTTTGCCAGTGATACGCATAACATATTCCTATCGCCCATACATATATTGGGGCATCTGTACAATAAGGTCGATTATGATACCGGCATAGACTGGTGTATTGACCTTCTAAGTGGCTGCGATGCAATCGTAATGTGCAACGGCTGGGAGAACTCAATCGGGTGCAACTTGGAATTAGCTTATGCTAAGGATCATAACATAAGAGTCATCCACATCAATGAATTAAAAGCAGCTAAATCAATTAGATTAGCCGTTGATGCAGGCATGAATAAAGGAGTAGCCGCCTTTTTTGGATTTGCAATGCTGCAAGTGTTAAATAAAAAAGCAAAGGAGGACCTACAACATGAACGTGCTAAATCAGTTAATTGAGTCCCGATTTGCAATTTATAATGGCGACTCAGTAGAAGTGCTGAAAGGGCTGCCTGATGATAGCGTTCATTACTCCATATTTAGCCCTCCTTTTAGTAGTTTGTATGTCTACTCTAATTCTGATAGGGATATGGGAAACTCATCTACTGATAGTGAATTTTGGCAGCACTTCAAGTACTTGATCACAGAACTATACCGCGTAATAATGCCTGGGCGATTAGTATCAGTTCATTGTATGGATTTGCCACTCACAAAATCTAGGGACGGTGTTATTGGAATGAAAGATTTTCCCGGTGACATTATTCGAGCCTTCCAGAATGCTGGATTCGTGATGCATTCCCGAGTCACGATTTGGAAAGATCCTCTCATTGAGGCTACTCGGACAAAAGCGCTGGGTCTTTTACATAAGCAGATTGTAAAAGATTCTGCCATGTGTAGAATGGGGGCGCCTGACTACATCGTGACATTGCGTAAGCCTGGTGACAATCCGGAGCCTATCGCGCATCCGGAAGGATTTACTCAGTTTTTCGGTCAAGAGGAACCTGAGGGCATCAAAGGAGTTGAACGACCAGCGCCGGATCCAGAGTTGTTTGATAAAAAGCAAAAATACAATACGGAGCCTATGTATAGCCATCAAGTATGGCGCCGATATGCTAATCCCGTATGGGCTGATATCCGCCAAACGCATACGCTGAATTATAAAGCAGCTCGTGACAATAAGGATGAACGTCATATTTGCCCGCTGCAGCTAGATACTGTGGCTCGATGCATAGAATTGTGGAGTAATCCAAATGATATCGTACTTGATCCATTTGCTGGTATTGGTACGGTCCCAGTTATGGCACTTCGTATGGGCCGTAGGGCTTTAGGTTTTGAGTTAAAAGAATCGTATTACAACCAATCAATTATTAATATTCAGGAGGAGTTAAAGAATGATTAAAGTTGAAGTTCAAGGAGTTAATGTACTAGATGTATATAATCAGCTAAAAGCTGTGTTAAATCAATTCAAAAGTTTTGTAGATAGCGATAGAGCAATGGATGATAAAGCCCCTGGCATAGTAGATACAGTGGTATCTACAGTAGCAGCACCGTCCATGTGTGTATCTAATCTATCTCCGCAAGATGCAAATCAAGGTGTACCTACTACAACAGTAGCTGTGCAACCAAACTCCGTATCCATGACGGCACCTAATGCAGCTGTACAAGTTACTCCTACTCAAGTAGCCATTACAGCACCAACTGTCAACGTGGCAACTGATACCCCGGTACAAACAGTTACGGCACCTGTGCAAACACCTGTTACCGCTCCAGTATCTCAGGAAGTTAAGAAGTATACATTGCCTGAAATTCAAGCGGCGCTTGCACCATTACTTGACGCAGGGAAAGCTGTAGAATTGCAACAATTAATGGCACAATTCGGTGTTCAATACTTGGGTGAAGTACCTGAGGACAGATACCCTGAATTAGTAAATGCAATTAGAGGATTGGGGGCAAGAATCTAATGGCACCTCGATCACATGCATTATTAAACGCATCGGGGTCGCACCGGTGGCTGCATTGTACAGCCGCCCCTCTCTTAGAGGAGAACTTTCCCGATAGCACATCTGTATATGCAAAGGAAGGAACCCTGGCACATGAACTTTGTGAATTAAAACTACAGAAGTATACCACGGCCATGGCTAAATCCACATACACTCGCAAGTTCAACAAAATCAAAAAGGATGAGTTGTGGCAACCAGAAATGGACGATACTTCGGAAACATACCTTGAATATGTCAAAGGCGTTATGTTAGGTTGCACGGCAACTCCAGTAGTAGCCATTGAAAAACGCGTTGACTTTAGTCGCTATGTGCCCGATGGATTCGGCACGGCTGACTGTATTATTCTATCCGGCGACACCTTGCACATCGTTGATTATAAGCACGGAAAAGGGGTAGTCGTTGATGCGGAACACAATCCGCAAATGATGTTATATGCCCTTGGCGCGATTGATGCGTATAGATTACTCTATATGTTCAATACGGTCAAAATGACTATTGTGCAGCCCCGTGTTAATAATATCAGCGAATGGGAAATCCCTACAGCAGAATTACTGGATTGGGGTAATGCATTTGTCAAACCGCGCGCAGATGAGGCTATGTCTGGTAACGGTAAATTTGAACCCGGTGACTGGTGCAGATTCTGTAGGGCAAAACAACAGTGTAAAGCCCGATATGATGCAAACGACTCATTGCACAGTGCGCTAGTTGCTAATCATGATCCTCGGCTTATCTCGATGACAGAACTCGGTGAATATCTTCGTCGAGGGAAAGATGTCGCTGCTTGGCTCGAGGATATGAAAGACTACGCACTCACTGAATCTCTTAATGGGGTGACAGTCCCTGGCTGGAAAGCCGTAGAGGGTCGTGGTAGTCGGGCATTTCAAGACACCGATGCTGCGATTGACACTTTAATCAAAGCAGGCATCGATGAAAGCATTCTATATGAACGCAAGACATTAACATTGGCACAGATGGAAAAGACCATCGGTAAGACCCAATTTAATGATATGGTAGGCGACATGATTATTAAGAAAGCAGGCAAGCCTACCCTAGTTGAGGAATCCGATAAGCGCCCTCGGATTACCAATCAGCCTACTGCGGCGCAAATTTTTAACGTATCTAATGATAATAATGGAGGTAATTAATTATGTCATTCGTTCCACAACCAACTGAAGTATTATTGCAAAATGTTCGTGTATCCTACTGCCATCTATTAGAACCTTGGGCTAATTCCACACAGCCTGGTGCTAAACCTAGATATTCAGCTACTATTCTTTTACCTAAAACTGATGTAGCTCAACACCAAGCTCTCATGAATGCTATCGAAGCTGCTATCCAATCAGCTCGTACTAAATTCGGCGCACGTGTTCCAGCACAGCCAAAAGTGCCAATTCATGATGGCGATGGATACACACAATCTGGTAAGGAGTTTGGTCCTGAATGTAAAGGTCATTGGGTATTTACAGCAGCGCAAGATGCTAGCTATAAAGTTGAAGTAGTAGATCTTCAAGGTAATCCTCTCACAAATCCTACGCAAGTATACTCCGGCATGTATGTCAATGTACTCGTTCGATTCTTCTTCTACTCCAATCAATCCACTGGTATCGGATGCGGTTTAGGTCCTGTTCAAAAAGTACGCGATGGTGAAGCGTTGGGTAGCATGCCTGTTGCAGCATCCTCTGTATTTGGTGCACCTCAAGGTAGTGCGGCTAATGTTTATACTGGTGCTCCAGTAGCAGCAGGTCAACCTGTGCAACAACAAGCAGCTCAACAGGGTTATGTACAACCGGCATATGCTACGACACCTCAGCAATCTGTGCAGCAAGCTCCTGTAGGCATTAACCCCGTAACTGGTCAACCTTACTAATAGGTGCCTGATATGAGGCATCTAAGCATTGATATAGAAACATATTCATCGACGGATATCTCATTCGGAGTGTACAAATACACTGAATCGCCTGATTTCGCTATATTGCTATTTGCATATTCCTACGACTTTGGTCCTGTTGAAGTTGTAGATTTAGCGCAGGGAGGAGTAATTCCTGACAGTGTAATTCGTGATTTATTAAGTCCAGATGTAATCAAGCATGCTTACAATGCACAATTTGAAATTACATGTCTAAATCGTGCAGGGTTACTCACATCTGTTGATCAGTGGCAGTGCACGATGATTCACGGTGCCTATTTAGGATACCCTATGGGCCTAGCCTTACTCGGCAAGGCCCTGGGGTTACCTCAGGATAAGAAAAAGGACACATCCGGCAAAGCACTTATCAAGTACTTTTGTACACCATGCAAGCCTACTAAACGAAATGGTGGCCGTACACGTAATCTACCTAGACACGATACGGATAAATGGAATGCTTTTATAGAGTACAACCGCCAGGACGTTGTGACTGAGATGGAATGTTATCGCAGATTAGCCTCGTTCCCTGTACCTGATGATACGTGGAAAGATTGGTATCTTGATATCCAAATCAATAGTAGAGGTGTACGCATTGACCATGAATTGGTTGAGGGTGCCTTATACATTGATGAGGAAAATCGAGAAATGTTGATGAATGAGGCTTACCAAATCACGGGACTTAGCAACCCTAACAGCCGAAATCAATTGCTTGATTGGCTAAACAATAATACTAATGTCAGTCTTGAAAAGTTAACTAAGGATACTGTGGCTGATGCTCTGATGGATGCTGATGACGTTGCCGCAAAAGTACTCATGATTCGTAAAAAGCTAGCTAAGTCATCGGTATCTAAATATACGATGACTGATAGTGCTATGGGCGTCGATCTTCGTCTTAGAGGAACGTTACAGTTCTATGGTGCTAACCGTACCGGACGCTGGGCGGGTCGTCTTATCCAGGTGCAAAACCTACCGAGAAATTACATCGAAAACCTTGACACGGCTCGGCATCTCGTTAAAACCAAAAACCGTCAAGGATTAGAACTTCTATACGGTGATGTATCGGATACGCTATCTCAATTAATTCGTACCTCAATTATTGCTGAAGAAGGTAATACATTATGTGTGGCCGACTTTTCAGCCATTGAGGCTCGTGTTATTGCATGGTTATCGGGAGAACATTGGCGCCAACGTGTATTCGCTGAGGGCGGAGACATATACTGTGCTTCCGCATCATCGATGTTTGGTGTTCCCGTTGTTAAACATGGCGAGAATGGGCATCTTAGACAGAAAGGTAAAGTCGCTGAATTGGCACTCGGCTATCAAGGCGGAGTGAATGCATTAAAAGCCATGGGCGCTCTTGATATGGGACTCCATGAGGAGGAATTACCTGAAATCGTAAATTTATGGCGCAACGCATCGCCTAGAATAAGAGATTTATGGTATGCCGTTGAGAATGCGGCCGTATACACCGTTACTACCGGGAATCCTATAGGTCTTGACCACGGTATTATGTTCCGATTGGAAATCGATCCAATATATGGATACCGATATATGACGATTGAACTACCTAGCGGACGTAAGCTGTTTTATCCTAGCCCAAGCATTAAGCAAAATGCATTCGGTAAGGATGCTGTACATTTTAAGACTAAGGTAAATGCTGTATGGGTTACTGAAAGCACCTATGGAGGCAAATTAGTCGAAAACATCACGCAAGCAGTCGCTCGAGATTGTTTAGCACTGACACTGCGCCGATTGGAGGATGTGGGATATCAAATTATCATGCACATCCATGACGAAGCTGTACTTGAAATCAATAAGGATAACGCAGAATCAACATTGGATGATGTTAACGCTATATTCTCAATCGCCATACCTTGGGCAGATGGGCTACTATTATCATCCGCAGGATTTACTAACGACTATTACATGAAAGATTAGGAGGGGATACACTTGCAAAACGATAAGCTGATTACCATCAGTATCGGTGCGAGTCGCACATCAAAGCAATGGACCCGTACGGAGATGATGTGGTCCGAGTTTTGTGAACGCCTCAAAATCCCCGTTCGTACAACAGAAACCGTGGACGAATACCATAGATTGCCAAAATCTGAGAAAAGCAAGTTAAAGGACATAGGTGGCTTTGTTGGTGGTACGTTAAACGGTCTGCAGCGTAAAGCTATTAACGTGTCTGGGCGTGATCTGATTACTCTTGATATGGATGCCATATCGCCTGGGGAAACTGAGAACGTCGCTCGCACGATTGACAGCCTAGGCATGGCTTATGTCATATACTCAACCCGTTCTCACACTGTGCATCGTCCACGGTTACGTGTTATCGTCCCTACTGATAGAACGATGACACCTGATGAGTATGAGCCTATTGCTCGTAAGCTGGCGGAGCTCATCGGCATTGGTATGATGGATGGAACTACGTTCGAAGCTTCTCGGCTCATGTATTGGCCATCATGCCCGAACGATGCACAGTATGTATATTACGTAGGCGATAAGGCATTCTTATCTGCTGACGGTATGCTCGGCCAATACACTGATTGGCGAGATGTGCGTTCTTGGCCACAAGTACCAGGTAAGGAAGCATCGCAGCATGAAAAGCAGCTACTTGCAAAGCAAGCTGATCCGAGAGAAAAACCAGGTATCGTAGGTGCCTTTTGTCGAATATATGGTATCCGTGAGGCGATTGATAAATTCATACCTCATGCATACGTCGATGTTGACGGCAGCGAGGACCGCTTAACGTTCGTTACTGGCTCAACGGTAGCCGGGGCAGTTATATATGATGACGATACATTCCTGTTCAGTCACCATAATACTGACCCGTGTAGTGGTCAATTAGTTAATGCCTTTGACCTTATCCGGCTGCATAAGTTCCACAGCTTAGACGAGACTGCTAAGGACGGGACACCTGGGCATAAGCTTCCATCTTACATGGCTATGTCTAAACTAGCTATGCAAGATACGGTAGTCGTTAATGAACTCAACATGGCCCGTGCCCGAGAATCGGCATCAAATGTATTTGCTGATATTATCACGGATGTATCGGCTCACGCTGAGACATCCGACCTCGACCCTAATGCGTTAACGAACGTCGACTGGATGAAAAGTTCGACTTTAAAGTACGACGAGAATGGTCGACCTAAGAACACGCTAGATAACATGCTTAAAATCATGCACCATGATCCGGCGCTTGTCGGTAGACTTGCCTATGATAGATTTGGTTCGAGATACGTGGCAAAAGGGGCCCTACCATGGAACCCAACACCAGGACTTCGCATATGGACAGACGCAGATGATGCGGGCTTACGGTGGTACCTAGAAAATAAGTATGATATCACCGGCAAAGATAAAATTATGGATGCCCTCATTATGTGCGCTGAGCAAAATGGATTTAATGAAGTACTAGATTATCTTAACGGGTTATCCTGGGACGGCATTGCTCGATTAGATACCATATTCATCGACTACTTAGGGGCTGAGGATAATGTATATATCCGTGCAGCCGCTAGAAAGTCATTTACGGCAGCAGTAGCGCGAGCGTTTGAGCCTGGGTGCAAGTATGATACGATGCCAATTCTTATCGGCGGTCAAGGTATCGGTAAAAGTACTCTTATCCGCACGATGGGCAAGAAGTGGTACGCTGATGGCTTAAATACCTTTGAGGGTAAGGAAGCTGCAGAAGGTATTCAAGGTAAATGGATTATAGAAGCCGGTGAAATGGCTGGGTATTCGAGGGCTGAAGAAAATGCATCTAAGCAATTTCTAAGTCGTCAAGTAGATGTATTTCGTCAAGCATATGGCCGACGTACGCAAGAGTATCCACGGCAGTGTGTATTTTTTGGCAGCACGAATCAATATGAATTCCTAAAAGATATTACAGGTAATCGCCGATTTTGGCCTATTGATCTTGAAATGACGACTCCGCGAAAGAACATATTTGTTAATCTTCCGGGAGAAGTTGACCAGTTATGGGCGGAGGCCTTGTATCGTTATAAAAGCGGGGAAAGTCTCATTATCGAGGATGATCCAGCTGTACTAAAACTGGCTGATGCGGCTAGAGATGCGCATATGGAATCAAACACCAAAGCAGGACTGATTAATGAGTTTTTATTAATTAAGGTACCTTTAAATTGGAATGTGATGAGTCGGAGCGCCAGGAGGACGTATCTTAGCATGAATGCTAAACCTGCCGAGGGTCAAGAGTTAGTATATCGTGACCGTATTTGTGCAGCAGAGGTTTGGTGGGAATGTTTTGGTAACGACCCGAGTCGCATGAAGAAGATCGAGACCAGGGAAATTAATCAAATACTGGCGGACTCCCCATATACAATGGGCGGAAGTCAGTTGATGAGATTTGGTGAATATGGACATCAAAGAGGGTTCAGAATCAATGAGTCAAAACTGAAATTATAATGTTAACATTCTCAATTAAGCGTTAACATTCTCAGTATTTTTGTTAACATTAGAATGTTAACAAATTCGGAGAATGTTAACGTACCATGTTAACGCATAAGGTCAGTATTTATCTATATTCATATAGGTTGGTTAACATTGTTAACATTATATACTGGTAAATATCAAAACAAAGAGTTTTAAGAAAAAATACGCCCTTTACAGCCTTAATTTGAACCCTCATATACGCGTATGTAAACATGTTAACGTTTAAAAATTTCAGAGGTGAGAAATGCTAGAAAAGGATATCGAGAGAAAATTAGTTGCAGGCGTCAAACGCGCGGGAGGTAAAGCGTATAAATTTGTATCCCCTGGCAATGTTGGTGTGCCTGATCGTATCGTCATATGGCCGAATGGTGTTATTCATTTCGTAGAATTGAAGACATCCAAAGGCGTACTTTCGCGATTGCAGGGAGTCCAAGCCAGTGAACTACAAAAGTTAAATCAAAAAGTATTTGTGCTAAAAGGTGCAGATGCCGTGACTGGTTATTTGGAGCAATTTACGGAAGAATTCGGGGTGAAAGCGTAATGCAGTTTATTCCGCATGCGTATCAGCGATATTGTATCGACAAGACCGTTAATCAAAATAAAATAGGGCTATTCCTGGATATGGGTTTAGGAAAAACGATTATCACGTTATCTGCCATATACGAATTGAAGTACTCCCGATTCGCCATTCGTAAAGTGCTAATCATAGCGCCTAAGAAAGTAGCGGAGGCTACATGGCAACGAGAAGCACGAAAATGGGACGGTGTAGGTATATTAAGGATATCTACTGTATTAGGCAGCCTGAAAAAGCGTATTAAGGCTTTAAACACACCTGCCGACATCTACATCATTAATCGCGAGAATGTAACGTGGTTAGTTGATTACTACAAGAATGCATGGCCGTTTGACATGGTAGTTGTAGATGAATCCAGTTCCTTTAAGAACCATACAGCTAAGCGCTTTAAATCATTAGCCTATATGCATAACCACATCAAACGCATGGTGTTGTTAACGGGTACGCCAGCCCCTAATGGATTAATCGACCTATGGGCGCAAGTGTATTTATTAGACCGCGGCGAGTCATTAGGGAAAACGTATACAGGATTTAGGGATTACTATTTTGAGCCCGATCAGAGGTCACGCGAAATGGTGTACTCCTATAAACCTAAATCCGATTCAAATGACAGTATCATGGCGGCAATATCTGGGTTATGCATATCCATGAAAGCTGATGACTATTTGGAATTACCTCCAGTAATCAACGATATTAAATATGTGCAGTTAGATGCGAAAGCCAAAAAAGCCTACGAAGATATGGAACGCACATCTGTATTAGAGTTGATTGAAGCTGGCGAAGATATCACAGCTTTGAGTGCAGCAGCATTATCTACAAAGCTACAACAGTTAGCGAATGGCGCCGTATATGATGGCGACAGAAATGTTCACGAGATACACGGCTGTAAGATTGAGGCTTTTATGGAACTTGTAGAACAGTTAAACGGAAAGCCTGCATTAGTGTTTTATAACTTCAAGCATGACTGTGAACGGTTAAAAGCAGCATTAGCTAAGACTAAATTAAGAGTCTGTGAATTAAAAGGTGCCGATGATGAGATAGCGTGGAATGCTGGAGAGATTGATATTCTATTAGCACATCCGGCTAGTACGGCATACGGGCTTAACTTACAGGACGGCGGGAACCACGTAATATGGTTCGGGTTAAATTGGAGTCTTGAGTTATATCAACAAGCTAATAAGCGGTTACATCGCCAAGGTCAAATGGAGAAGGTAATTATCCATCATCTAATATGTGAGGGAACTCGTGATGAGGATATGATGGATGCATTAGCCCAAAAAGACCGGGCACAGGAATATGTGCTGCAAAGCCTAAAAGCAAGAATCGATAAATATAGAAAGGATGATTAACATGGATCAATTTATAATGGCAGGATTAATCGGAGCCATCGTGGTAATGGTGAGTTACACGACTATTCAAGTTATCGATATCGTTGATAAATACCTTGATAATCGAAGATACATGGCTGCATTGGGGCTGACTCCAGGCCGGTTGTATGGGAGACCCAATAATCCCCCGCCGCCACCTATTAAGTTATCAGCTAATGAAACTTTAAAACGTTTGGCAGCTAACGAAAATCTAAAACGATTACAGAAGGTATCGAATCAATCAGGATTAACAATAGGGAAAGTTATAGCAGATAAATCCCCTAATCGCATAATTAGTCAATGCGATGATATAAACCACCCAAGCCATTATACACAAGGAGATATCGAGGTTATCGATTACATCGAAGACAAGAAACTTGGGTATCGATTGGGTAATGTAGTGAAGTATGTATCCCGAGCTGGTCATAAGGACGATGCTATTAAGGATTTGAAAAAAGCCCGATGGTATCTAAATCGGGAAATTGCAAAGAGGGAAGAGCATGACAAAAGTCGAGCGACTACTAATTAACAAAGGGCACTATCTAGATGACACGTATCATCTTGTCATGGATATAGTTAAGGTTGTAGATAATCTCAAGGATAATGTTGCCGAGAGATTAGATGATGATCTGAGTGATGATGCGTACGCCATGTGTGAGGAGATGTTTACCGCTGTTGAGCAATGCAAAGCATATATGGTAGAAGCCATCGAGGATATTGTCGAACGTATGGAGGTAAAGGATGCAAAAGCGTAGAAGCAGGTCAGATGTGATTGTAAGTGCCATACAGTCAGATTTAAGTCTTGCCATCATACGAGCCCGTAATAGACAACTGAGATCACCTATGCTAGATGATAGAATTCGTGAAAGCGGATACATTGACGGATTACTTCGAGCACAGATGATTATCAGTAAATATGGGGACTATCGCATATGATGGCTAAAGAAGAACTACAAGCTGTCCGCCATACTGAGCAGCGAATGCGTGCGTTAGAGATTCAGCTAAGTGCGATTAACCGAGATTTACATTCAGAAGCTATACAGATATGTGAATCGGGAGATGCTATGCCACGAATCAGTAAGCACTTACAAGAATGTAGGGAGGAGCTGAACAGAGAATGGGATGAATTGATTGATTCTCGAAACAAGGTCAAGCAAGTCATCAACCAAATAACTGACGGACAATACAGGGATGTACTGAATCTCAGATACATTAATGCATTGCCATGGGAGCAGATAGCTGTCGAGCTAGGGTATTCGTGGCGACAAGTTCACAGACTTCACAAGAAAGCAATAGCTGAATTTGAAAAGATGGCATAGAATGGCACACTCTTAATTTAATATAATGTAAATGTAGTAGATAGCAGGCAGTGTCTGGCCCGCACAATATGTCTGCCTGCTGCACTGCCCCGGGGTAGACCTTACTTAGTTGAGGTCTACCCTTTTTCTTATTGAGTATCAATGATAATACCTAATTGAGAAAATGAAAATTTGGAAAAGGTACTCCGCGGGCGAAAAATGGCCGCTGGTCGCCCCCGCGCGATGGTCCTCTCTCTGTGAGAAAAATTTTCCTGTTGAATGTAGAAAGACGAATTTAGAAAGGAGTACACCTATGGCGGACACAAAACCGAGAGTGAAATTTGATGCTGCAGGCAATCTGCTCGTATCCAGCACTCAACTATGTGACCTCTTACGGGTCACTCCGGAAATTATTTCTCGACATCATAAAGCAGGGATGCCTAAAGCCTCTGTAGGTTGGTGGAATCTCCGGGAAGTCCTCGTGTATTTAGGACAGGCGAAAGGTGATAACGCTAAAAGCAAATCCGCATCAACTCGTAAGTTAGAAGCCGAAGCAGATTATAAAGAAGCAAAGGCCGCGCGTGAAAAGAAAATGCTAGATGTGCTTAATGGCGAATATGTCCCTCGTGCTGATGTTGCACAGGCATGGGCTAGCCGAGTATTGGAGATGAAGACATCGTTTACCAAATTAGGTAAGCGTATCGGAAGTGAGTTCACGGATCCTGAGGAACGTGCTCTTGTAGAAAAGGTGGTGAATGGCCTTGTCGAAGAATACCTCGAAAGCTACGCACGCGAAGGCGAGTACACGCCGAAAGTCAAAGCCACGGGAAAAGCAAAGACCAAAGGTTGACTGGTGCCCCGAGGAACTGGAAGCATTCAAGCCACCTGAAAGATACACCGTTTCGGAATGGGCAGATAAGTACAGGGTACTGACTAATATATCTGCTGAACCTGGACGATGGCGTACAGCGCGGACACCTTATCTCAAGGAACCTATGGACAAATTCACGGACCCTCTTATTGAAAGCATCTCGTTATGTTTCGGGGCGCAGATAGGTAAGACGGAAGCCGAACTCAATATGATCGGATATGCGTTACATCAAACCGCATCGCCAGTCATGATGGTATATCCAACAGACACTATCGCGAAATTTGCTAGTGATAAACGTGTACAACCAATGATTAGGAGCGTAGAGCCGCTTGCGAATATGTATGACGAAAGTAGTAAGCTGCTGGAGTTAGACTTCGTTAATGGGAATTACATGGTGCTTGTTGGGGCGAACTCACCAAGCAGCTTATCAAGTCGGTCAATTAAGTACTTATTTTTTGATGAAATTGATAAGTATCCAGCTTTCTCCGGTAAGGAAGCAAATCCGATTAAGTTGGCTGAGGAACGTACTAAGACATTCGTTGATAAGAAGATTGTAAGGGTGTCAACTCCTACGATTGAAAGTGGCAATATTTGGCAGTCCTATATGGACGCAAATGAACGTAAGCAGTATTACGTGCCATGTCCGCATTGCGGGGTGTCACAGACCCTCAAATTCAAACAGATAAAATGGCCGGAGGAACACCATGGCAATGCGGATATGATACGTGATACCGCATATTATGAGTGCGAACATTGTAAGCACCGTATTGATGATAAGCACAAGATGGATATGCTCCGGCAAGGCGAATGGCGGGCTGTGAATGAATCGCAAGTCCGAGTCGTCCGGTCGGTAGCCTATCATATGTCATCCCTTTACTCTCCATGGGTTACCTTTGGCGATGTGGCATATGAGTTTGTTAAATCAAAGGATAAGCCAAGTGAGTTGATGAATTTTATCAACTCTGGATTAGCGGAGCCGTGGAAATCTGCGAAAACTAAAAGCACGCAGAACCTCGTGTTTACGCAATCGGAAGTTCCTCGAGGTATTGTGCCACAGCATGCACCACTACTTATCGCATCTGTCGATGTGCAGCAAGATCATTTCTGGTGGGAGGTTAGAGCCTACGCCCATGGTGTATCAAGCTACTTAGTCGATTATGGTCAAGCAAGTAGTTGGGCAGACTTAACCGAGATACTCATCGATAGAGAATATCCATCAGAGTATGGTGAGGCCCGTAAGATTGTGAGGGCCGGTATCGATAGTGGCTACCGAACAGATGAAGTATATCAGTACTGTGCGCAGTACCCAGAAGTATGCGTACCAGTTAAAGGTGATTCTTCGCACAGTCCTCTAGCGCCGCCTTATAAGATGAGCAGCATCGAGAAGGGCGTCATCGGTGGTATGAAGCTGTACGTAGTGAATACCGATTACTGGAAGGACTTCATATTTGCACGCATGGTACGCCCGGCCAATGAGGCTGGTACAATCCATCTATTTAAGGATTGCCCTGAGGAATATTCAGAGCATCTCCGGTCGGAGGAAAAGCAAGAAATCCGAAACGTGAAGACCGGGGCAGTTACAGTGCAATGGAAACCATTAACCAGTCATCCGACAAACCACTTATTGGATACATGTGTATATAACGCCATGGTGGCGGATTCGGTAGGCGTTAAATACTTACCCGAATATGATCTGGATACTGATGAGGAGGAAGACGATACGGATGATGAAGACTTTAATGCAGATAGTAGAGGTTGGTTTAGTTAAGAAGGAGGTGAGACCATGAGCGCAAGAGAAGACTTGGAGCGTATTCGAACGATAATCGAGGAAATCGAGACGAATGGATACGCCGAGATGTCTGTATCCGGTAAGCGTTTTAAGACACATGACCTACCGACATTATACGCCCGTGAACGTGAGTTAATGGCTCGCGTTGATGATGAGGAAGGTAATAGTACGACATCCTACGTGTCATGGGAGCGGCGATGAACATACTCGATAAGGTAATAGCATATTTCAATCCGGAACGAGCTGCCCGTAGAGCATATTTCCGTAGTTCGCTTGAACGTGGATATGATGCGGCGTCAACAGACCGATTAAGTGGAGACTGGATGCCTGTATTTGGCACAGCTGAACAGGTAGCATCCGGCCAACGTGATTTGATCCGTGGCCGCGCACGTGCAGCAGAACTTAACAGTGATCTTGCTGAGAGTGTCGTTTTAGCGTTACTACGGAACGTGGTAGGTACGGGTATAAAACCGCAGTGCAAAATCAAGACCCGCGCAGGAAAGCTAAATGAAAGGCTCAATAAGAAAATTGAGGAGGCTTGGGCTGACTGGGTTGATAAAGAGAACGCGGATATTCGAGGAATATCAACGTTCTACGAATTGCAGGAGATGGCCCTGCGCCGTATGGTCTATGATGGGGAAATCCTAGTCAACATGACCTTCGAAGGCGCAGATATACCACTATCATTACAGCTTATCGAGGGCGAGAATATCGGAGCCGTATCGGTAAGCGAGAATGGCAACAGTATTGTTAATGGCGTAGAAGTTAATAAATACGGAAGAGCAATAGCCTATCACGTATTCCAAACAGACCCATTAGGAATACGGTCGTTTAACGAGGCAAGGCTGCCAAGTAATAGGGCTTTTCTATTACATAAGCCTCGCAGACCTAGTGAACTGCGCGGGGTTAGCATGTTAGCACTCGTATTAAAGCGTATTCACGACGTAGATGAATATATGGATGCGGACCTTATAGCGGCTCGTGTAGCCGCATGTTTCGGCGCGTTTGTAACAAGTAGTACTGGGAGTGCCCCGATGGTTGCAAATAAGATTGACAGTAAAGGCAAGAAAGTCCGCTCGATGGCGCCAGGAATTATCCAACATCTACGTGCCGGTGAATCTATTTCGTTTGCGGAACCTAAGCGGAATGCTGGAACCGCATCAGAATATTCGGCGACTCAAACAAGACGTATAGCGTCGGGCATGGGTCTAAGCGCGGACATAGTGACGCGCAATATTAGTGGTAACTTCTCCGCAGCTCGGCAGAATATGCTGGAGGACCAGCAGTCATTCAAGCAGATGCAGCGTTTCATAATCGAGCATTTTTGTATGCCTGTATGGCGGGCTTTCATTGAAGCATGCTACCTGAAGGGTATTATCCCGGCCAATGATTATGCAGCGAACCCAAAACTTTATAAAAAAGTAGCGTGGTTAGCTCCAGGCTGGTCTTGGATTGACCCAGTTAAGGAAGTTAATGCTAACAAGGAAGCTATTAAGGCAGGACTCACAACGCTCGAGGACGTATGTAGTGCATCTGGTAAGGACTGGGAAGAAGTGCTTGAACAGCGGAAGCTGGAACAGGACCGCATTAAGGAATTGGGTGTTGCCCTTGATATGAATGGTGACATAACAAATCTAGCGGATGATAATACCACTGATATGAAAGGAGATGATAGCTAGTGGGGAAATTTGCAAAGCAGCTCTTAGGTAAATATGCCCGAGAGGCGCAAATTACAAATATCGAAGCGAACGATGATCGTACCGTCGAATTGTCCTTCTCCTCTGAAGAGCCATATGAAAGATGGTTCGGAACAGAGATATTGTGTCATGACGACGGATGCATTAACCTAGACCGATTTAATAACGGTTTAGGCACAGTGTTATTTAATCATGATCGTGATGCCGTAGTCGGACACATCGAGAATGTGTGGATTGAAGACAATCGTGGCAAAGCGATTGTTCGATTTGATGAAGACGATGAATCCGAAAAGATTTATCAAAAGGTGTTAAAAGGCACGCTACAGGGCGTGAGTGTCGGATATTCCATAAGTCGATACGAGGAATTAATCGATTCCGATTCTAAAAGCTCCAATGGTCGGTTTACTGGCCCAGCGTATGTAATCACAGACTGGGAGCCGTTGGAAATTAGTATTGTGTCCGTCCCTGCGGATCCAAGTGTAGGGGTAGGCAGAAGTGTAGATGATAATGAGGAGGAACCTATGAAAGGTGATGCAAAAGCAAAAGGCACTGAGCAAAACGTGCCACAAGTAGTACCGGAAGTACCAGAGTCCGGAGTTAAAGGTTTTAATGCAGATGATGCTAAAAAGTTGATTGCGGCAGAACGTGAACGTGTATCCACAATCACAAGTCTATGTCGTGATTTCGAAGTTGATGGTGTAGATGAATTCATCAAATCCGGCAAATCTGTATCTGAAGTTCGTGAGGTAGTAATGGATGCATTGCGTGAACGCAATAAACCAGTATCCGTTAAAGTTGGTGAAGCAGATTCTGATAAGTTCCGCATGGCTATGCAGGATGCTTTGATGATGTCTGTGGGTATCCCAGTCGCAAATCCTGCACCAGGTGCAGATGAACTCCGTTCTATGTCCTTGATGGAATTAGCACGTGAGTCTATAGTTCGTGAAGGTCTAACTGTTAATTACTCCGATCGATTGGAATTAGCTCGTGAAGCTATCAACTCCACATCCTCTTTCCCAATCGCGTTGTCTAATGTAGCAAATAAAGCCTTGATGCAAGGTTATGAAACAGCACTATCTACATTTGCAACTTGGGCGGGGAAAGGTAGTAATCGTGACTTCAAACCAGCAAAACGTTTTTTACTTTCCGAAGCAGCTGAATTGAAACTTGTCCCTGAGGGCGGACAATTCAAGGATTCCCAAATGAGCGAAGCAGGTACGAATGTTAGCGTATTGACATTCGGACGTACGTTCAGCTTAACACGACAAGCTATTATTAATGACGATTTGGGTGTATTTAACGATATTTCTTCTAAATTCGGTCGTGCAGCAAAAAATAAAATCAATAACATGGTATATGACCTTTTAAGCGGCAATACTGTGTTAGAAGACGGAAAGGCCTTGTTTAGTGCAGACCGTAAGAACTTGGCAACTACAGGCTCTGAGTTAAGTGTTGTATCTTTAGCTGCAGGTGTAGCGGCTATGCGTCGTCAGAAACACATTGGTGAAAATCGCAATTTGAATATCTCACCTACATATTTGATTGTTCCACCTGAGCTCGAAGCATTAGCATATCAAGTAGTTAAATCTGTGGTAGACCCTGCTCGTAGCAATGATACAGTCAACCCATTCAGTGGTCGATTCACTATCGTTGTAGATGCAGCATTAACGGATCCGCATGCTTGGTATTTGGCATCCCGCCCTACAGATGTACAAACTATCGAAGTAACGTACTTAAATGGTGTTGAAACACCTCGTTTAGAAACGCAAACAGGCTTCAAGGTTGACGGCATCGAGTACAAAGTAGCAATCGATTGCAACGCAACAGCAATCGACTTCCGCGGCTTGTACAAGAACCCTGGTAAATAATTAGTAATTGATTAGGAGGTAAATAGATATGGCTAAATTCATTCAAGAACTAGACCGCGTCGATTTTAAGAATACAACATCCGAAATGATTGAAGTAGGGGACATTGTGTCTATTGGTAAAATGCACGGTGTGGCAATTACAAATATCGGCCCTAATACAATCGGTGCAGTTAAGGTAACTGGCTGTTTTGAAGTAACGGCATTAACATCTGATTCTTTTGCAGTAGGTGATACCGTGTATTTCGACAAAGATCAAAAGCGAGCATCTAAGACGGACACTAATCCAGTATTAGGCGTGGCTCTTACAGAAAAACGCCCAGGTACCACAGTGTTGGAAGTCGCTCTTGTGCCTAATGTAGAAAAGTAAAGTAATGTAAGGCGGGCATAT